AGGTGCAGGTAGGAAACGGATGACAGCATAACCGTTACCTGCTTTATCGACCTCTAGTTTCCATAGTCTGTCGTCGGCACCGCTTGTGCCTTTGCTGTTCATTTTCTCTATCTCTGTAGTCAACTTGGATGTCAAGCTTCCTAGGCGAGATTGTTTTTTTAGATTTGCAAATGTCATAAATTTGACTCGTAGTATTCGTCGTATTGAATAGATTGGTGGATTAACACCTTGCATACGCAAGTTTAGTATAAACTACTATTTATATGTTGTCAACCACTTCATCTTTAGATTTGTATGCCCACTCTGTTGTGTGACCTACAGACCACTTGTCTGAGTTTTCTACCATGTAATTCTGTGAGCAAACCTCAAAGTCTGGTGGTATAGTCTCATCAGAAATAAGACTTTGATCTTTCCATATTATCCTATTATTAGGTTGCAATGCAAACTGACCGTTGTCAAGTGCAATGCAATTGAATGACTTGTGTTCTGGATCGTCCTGACTATAATTTGTATTCAATGTGGATGACTGTGCATGACAGTTGTCAATAGTAAAACAATATTGTCCCTTGTGCATCTGTCTATCCTTCCCAAAGAACTCGCAACGATTGAGTAATGGTTTCTCGATGACAGTCAGATCATAATCAAAGCAATCCCAAATCTGTAGATGATCAAGAGGAAGTTGATTGTCAACATCATAATCCTTTTTCCATACGAAAGCACTGATAGGTAATTTGTCGAAAAGTGCTCCGTAATCATACAAGAGTGTCTCAAAGTACAATGCTTTGTGTTGCACACTCTTGACTGATATCCATGTGCCAGGTGTTATCTCACCATGACCTTTTTGATGGTCATATAAAAATTCCTTTTTCACATACACCGAATATGGTGGTAAATTATGCACAAGAAATGACATTACTTTTTCATTTGTGATTGTATATCATTGAGAACTTTTTTCATATTAGAAAAGACAGTTCCCATGTCTGAACCCCCAAACCCCATGTCCTCTGCATTACTTTGAATTTTCTCTACCATTCTTCTTGCTTCAGAATCTTCTGATAGAGTCATTCTTGTCCACATAATCTGTTGTTTATCCAAGAGTTCTTTAACAGTATCAATGTGAATTACTTTTGCCTCGTCACTAAGGTGTGGAAACTTTATTATAACATCCATCAACTCTTTTTGCATCTCTTGGATGTCTTGCATCTCGTTTCTTACCATCTCTGATTCAAAAAACTCACTCATAGACTCAAAAGGTGCTCCCTAAATTTTTTCTTGTCAATATTTAGAAATGGTAGATACTTCCTAATTTTCATACCGACTGACTTCCATACAGGGTCATCAATCTTGACATCATAATCCTTACAGTATGAAAATAACTTCTCATAGATACACATCTCCTCTACACTCACGTTACCTGCCAAGTGTTCCTTGAGTATAGGAGGGTGACCTTTAGATGCGTCAAAAAATTCTTCTAAATTATATGTTGAAAACATGTTCTCAGAACTCTGTTTGAAATTATAAAACAAACTCTGTTGCCTTCTCTGCCAGTCTTTATATACAACCTCCCCTGACCTGATCATATTACCTATCCATACACCTTGTGGATTATCTGTAGCTACAAAGTTAGCGAGGAAGAAATCACATACCTCATCATCTTTGTACTTTCTTGACGTTTTCTCAAAGAAGTATCGATCTTTTCTCTTGTAAAAAGAATCTATTTTTGCTCTAGAGTTACCACCATACCTATGATAATCATACTTCTCTTTTGTGAAGTGATTCTTGAATGCAAGGTATTGTTTGTAGGTGTCAAATGGTGTCATACTGAGGGGCAACTTTCTTCACTCCTGATAATTGTTTGTTTGCTCTATACCATACAGGATCAGCATTACACTTAGTACAAATTTCATGTGGTGTAATAACTTGATGTGCCATGGCAAAGAGTTGTTCTATAGGTGCATCAATTGGTGTTGCTTGATAGTTCAAATACTTTTGCCACTTTGGATCATCTAATTGACCTGTGGATGTTAGTGTCTCATGTAAGTAAGCGATACTTGGACACTTCCATAGTTTACCTGAGTATAACTGAAGATTGGGTGCTGTGCAATATGAAAATGATCTCTCTGCACTACCACTCTCCCATGGATAGAACTTCTTTCCATCCCATTGTAGCAGATCGAACCACCAGTCGTCCCATGGTTCTGATATCTCAAGAGTATTTTTTAGATCTATACCCTCTTGCTTTGCTATCTTTATAAGATCATGCACGTTATCATACGTTCTCCTACCGATCTTATTCAGTGGACTTTGATGTAAACTAATTCTCAGTATAGTTCCCCTCTTCATGTGTTCAAGTATCCAATCTTGATTTTTTGGTAGGAGTAAACCATTAGAAAATATTTTGATGAAAACTTTGTTTTGATAGAAATCTTCAAGTAAGTTCAACACCTCCTCACTTCTTGGTTCTAGCAACGCTTCACCACCAAGCACACTAGCATGTGACCACACATGTATTCTAGGAAGTAGAATCTCTAAGTCTTTTAGTAATGAATCTATTGATAACTTGCTGCCTGGTGCAAGCACACCACTATGGTGATTGCATCCTTTACATGCAAGGTTACAACCATTATGTGAATGGATACTCAACATCCTGAACGTTGGTTTCTCTAAGGATGTTTCATAAACATCATCTGGTTGTGGTTGAAAGTTCTCGTGATAATACTCTACGAATTCTCTAAAGGGAGACCATCTATGTTTTTGTTCTCTTCTTCTACGATGAAGTCGAGAGGATGCTTCAAGATATTCTTGTTTGTTCATACATTCCTCTTCAACTTAGGATCAAGCTGCACATTAGCTGTGTACCACTTTGGATTAGTTGGGCACATCTCACAAATCCAGTGTGGTTTTGTAACCTCATCGACTGCTTGATGTAAGTCCTCTGGTGGTTCATACTCCAAATATTTTGCCCATGCAGGGTCATCTAATTGATTCGATGCCTCTAGTGATTCTCTTAGATATGCAATCATACTACACTTCCACATCTTTCCCTTGTAAAAATTAGCATTGGGACATGTACAGTGCTTGAAACTTTGATTAGGATCTCCTTGCTCCCATGGATAATATTTCACACTATCATTTGTTATTTCATATCTCAAAATATCAAACCACTCTCGCTTGTCACCATTAGGATACCTTGCTGCCTCAGAAAACTCTAGTCTATTGTCTGTGTCTACACCTCTATCCTTACAATACAGTATAAAATCATATGCATTTTCCCACTCCTTTCTGCCAATGGCACTGTACCATGTTCTATGAAATGTAAGTCTGAAATCTACTCCTCTCAACATCTCATCAACAATCCACTCCTTACACTGCATCAACCTTGAACCATTACTAAACAACTTGACATCACATGGTTGTCCTGTGCTCACAACTAATTCTCTTGTCCTCCTTGTCACCTCCTCTGTTCTAGGTTCAAGTAATGGTTCACCACCTATGATACTGACATGACTCCACACATATATCTTAGGTAAAATCTCTTCAAGATCTTTGAGTAGTTGATCTATGTCTAGTCCACTCTTTATACCAAGGAGGCTACTATTATGGTTACATCCCTTGCAACTAAGGTTGCATCCGTTCATGGTGTGAACAGCGAGAACTCTAGTTGTAGGTCTTTCTTTTTCTAGTATCTTTATCTCTTCGTCTGTAACTTTTTTGAAGTTACTTATCCAAAATCCTTTTTGTTTCCTGATGTAATTTACTTTATACATCAACTCATCAAGACCATGCTTGACACGCATGGCACCCATCATTCTTTCTTTTTGTTTTATATCAGTGTCAATCTCTTGACCATGCCACAACATCAGATGATAAATTTTGCTCTTGAAGTCCTCTTCAAGTAATTTAGGTTTGTTGCAGTGCCTCTCAACTTTTCTTTCATTGGTTTAGTGATCAACTTAGAGACAGACTCAATCTCTATACTATTCTCTTCACAGTAATGACATATCGCCTCAATGTAATTCATGTCAATGTTATTTTGAACAAGGTTCTCAATATCATTTGTAAATTTGTCTTGACATAGGAACTTGTTCTTCAACACTGCTCTCATTTCAGACTTAGTTTTTGCTTTTGATTTAGTTGCCATTTAGTTTGTCCTCAACAAATTTTTCGATGTACTTGACTAATAGTTTCATATACTTCATTTTATCATACTCTTCGTAAACAGTCACCTCTCCATTCTCAC